AGTAAAAACATTTCAAGAATTAGGAATCGAACCAACTCTTGCCGATGTTTCTAATTCTGCTGGCTTACAAAACTTTATTAAAGATGTACCTTTAGCTGGCAAACCAATTACAGAAGCTTTGCAAAAACAAGTAAATGATATTTCTGGGCAAATTCAGAATGTTTCTAAGTCTCAAGGCGGAACTTATAGCCAAGCTGGTAAGGAAATCGTAAAAGGCGCAGAAAATATTATCGAAAAATCTAAATTAAGAGACAAGCAGCTTTATGGCAAGGTAGATGAATTTATTCCTGCTGATACTCCTGTTTCAATGGATAACACTTTTAAAGCTTTACAAGATCGCAAAGTGCAAATCACTAGCGCTGTTAGTGGTGGAAAGGTTGCTGGATATAACAAATTTATTACTGATGCCCAAAATCAATTATCACAAGGTAAACAAATTCCTTATGATAGTTTGACAGCTTTAAGAAGCGAAGTTGGTACAGCTTTACAAGGTAAACTAGAACCACAAGAAAGAGCCGCTTTAAATAAGATTTATAGTGGACTTACTAACGATATTAAAACAAATATTCAACGCTCCGATTTAGATAAAATTGGCAAACAAAGTGCCTTGCAAGCTTGGGAAAAAGCCAATGCTTCTCACCGCTTAAGAACCAATTTTATTAAAGAAAATATCCAGCCTTTACTTGACAAAGGAACTCCCGAAGAAGTTTACAAATACGCAACCTCACAAGCTAGACTTGGCGGCACAAGGGTTAGTCAAATTATGCGTTCTTTAAATGATAATCAAAAGGAATTTATCAGAGGCACTTTAATTCGTGATTTAGGTTTAGCTCAAAAAGGCGTTCAATCTGCCGAAGCCAACATATTTAGCCCTCAAAAGTTTATGGCTGAATATTCTACACTTAAAAAGAACGGCACTGAAAAAGCTATATTTACTTCTGAGCAAGTAGACGCATTTAATCGTTTAAACAAAGTTGTTGAACTAACTAAAAACACTGAACAAGCAAAGCAACAAAAGCAACTAATGCAAGCAATTGGATTGACAAGTGTTGGCGTTTCAACTGGTGGTGCGGGATTAATTCCTGCATTAGGTGGAGCTAGAATAACAGCTAATTTGATGTCTAACCCTAAATTTATCAATTGGTTAGCCACTACTTCTCAATCTGCTCCAAAAGAACTGCCAAGGCATTTAAGCAGACTTTCAGCAATCACCGCTGCAAAACCCGAAATAAGAGAAGATGTTTTAGAGTTTTTATCTGCCTTTGGAATAAATGATTCTGAAGCTTCAAAAAATTTACAAGATAATAATTATAGGGACTAAATTATGGCACAAAGATTTATTGAACCAATTGCAAGAATATTTACCAACGCAGGAGCTGTTGGAGTAGGATATAAATATTATTTTTATTTAACTGGAACAACGACACCAGTAACAACTTACCAAAACGCTGGATTAACTGTTGCAAACACTAACCCAGTTTTGTCTGACGCTAATGGGCGCTTCCCAGAGATTTGGTATTCTGATCTATCGCAACTTAAATTAATTGTTAAGGATTCTTCTAATAACACCATTGAAACAGTTGATCCAGTTGGAGCAACCGCCTCTGCTATTTCTCTTAATGATTTTGATGTGCGCCCAACTTCCTATTGGGGTTTAACTGCGGGGACATCAACAGCCTATACTTTAGTTGCTAATCCGCCAATTAGCGCTTATGCCAACACTCAAACTTTTGTAGTGCAACCTCATCTTGATTGCGGCGATAATCCAACTTTAGCAATTGATGGTTTATCTGCTTTAAATTGGAAAAAATACACACAACAAGGCACAAAAGTTGCAATGAAAGCAAATGATTTAAGAGCAAGCCAAAGATATTTCTGTATTAACGATGGAGTGGATATTGTTTGTTTAAATCCTTCCTCCTTGCCACTTCTTTCTGGCTCTGCAACAGCTTTAACAATTGCATCTGGCGCTGTAACTTTAACTAATAATTCAAGCTCTTATGTTATTGATACCGAAGGAGCTGCTGCAACTGATGATTTAGATACAATTAACGGCGGGCAAGATGGACAAATTATTTACATTAAATCAACAGCAGATGCTAGAAATATCGTTCTAAAACACAATACAGGAAATATTTTCAATCCTCAGAATAATAATGCCACAACAAGAAACATTACTTTAGATTTAACAACTGATTTTGTTGTGTTGAGACATGACTCAACTGCATCTAAATGGATAATCCTTAGTTCGTCATTTAACGACTTTGTAAATTCCAAAGCCGCCAGTGGCTATACTTATTTACCAAATGGGTTAATTATCCAATGGGGAAATAATACTTCAAATAATATAGTTACTTTTCCTATCGCATTTCCTAACGCAGTGTATTCAGTTCAAATATCAGGGTCGTCATCCGCAGCAGTATCAATCTTTACGGCTAATGGAGCTTCCACCTCTGGGTTTACTTCTCAAGCTTGGGATAGTACAGGATTTGGGGTGGCGGGAAGAACATTTACTTGGTTCGCAATTGGATATTAATAGTTAAGATAATAAATAAAATTTTATGATAAAAATAAATTACGATATAGAAACAACTTTAGTAAAAGGATATTATCCCGATTCAATTAATTATGCTTCAATTCCTGAGCCTTACATTGAAATTACCGAAGGACAACATGAAATTGCCTTAGGTAAACAAATGTGCGTTGTTGATGGAATTTTTCAAGAATATATAATTCCTAATAATATTTTATTAGAACAACAAAAAATTATTAAAATTAATATATGTTTAAATTATTTAAAAAATACTGATTGGTATATTACAAGAATGTCTGACCCAAGTTCAACAACAATAATTCCTGAAAATATTCTTGTAAACAGAGCAAATGCAAGAATTTGGCAAAATGATATTGAACAGTCTCAAACATTAGAAGAATTAAACGCAATCAACATTAATTTTAGTTAAAAATGACAGTCAGCGGCACAAATACATTCTCACAAACAAGAGACGACATAATCAACAGAGCTTTATCAATTCTTGGTGTCAAGACTCGTGGGAGGGCTTTAACTGCCGAAGAGGTAAACGAAGCTTCCGATGCTTTAAACTTGTTTGTAAAAGGCTTAAAAAGCGAAGGTGTTTATCTTTGGAAATATGCCGAAGGAACTTTGTTTTTAACAGTTGGACAAGAAAGTTATACTATTGACGGATCGACCGCAAACGCAACTGAATCTTTCGCAGAAACAACAACAAGTGCAACGGCTTCAAGTGGAGCAACGGCAATTGCGGTTACAAGCGCAACTGGCTTTACTGCGGGTTATTTTGTCGGTGTAATGAAAGATGATGGTAATATTTTTTGGACAACTGTTGCAAGTGTTGCTGGAACAACAATTAATTTAACTAACGCCTTAACAGACGATGTTTCAAGTGCAGCAACTGTTTATGTTTATCAAACTAAAATTACTCGTCCTGAAGCAATTACATCAGCAAGAAGAAGAGATTCCTCAGATTACGATACTCCTTTAAATGAATTGGCAAGAAGTGATTATTTTAACTTATCCCAAAAGAAAGTTACAGGAATGCCAACTCAATTTTATTATGATAAGCAATTGAGTTATGGCACTTTTTATTTATATCAAGCTCCTGATGATGCAACTAACACAATCAAATTTACATTTCAAAAAATGTTTTTTGATTTTACAAGTGGAACTGACAATCCTGATTTTCCAATTGAATGGGCTGAAACTCTAGCCTTTGGTTTAGCTTCTCGCCTTACCTATGATTACGGAATTGACAAAACAAAAGCAGAGTTAATTAAAAGAACTGCTGATGAAATGTTGCGTAACTTAAAAGGCTACGATAGAGAAGATTCAATTTATTTTGTACCAACCTATAATTTATATCAATAATGCTTCAACCAATCCATTTTGGAGTAAATTCATATAAGGCAAAAAGCGGTTTAGTTTCGGCAGAAAGAATGTTAAATTGTTATGCTGAAATAACTCCTCAAACAAGCCCTTTTCCAAATATGGTTTTGGGATCTGCTGGACTTACTGTTTGGAAAGATACTGGGGTTTCTTTGCCCGTTTACGGAATGCGTGTAATGGGTGAAAATCTTTATGTGGTTGTCGGTGATAAAGTTTATAAAATAGATGCTTCAAAAACAGTAACATTATTGGGTAATATTACCACAGAGATTGGAAATGTAATAATGACCGACAACGGCGATCAAGTTACAATTCAATTGCCAAATGGAATTACTTATTATTGCACCCCAACCGCTTCTTCTTTAGCTCAAATTACTGACGGTGACTTTAAGCATTCAGGATCAGTTACAACCCTAGATGGATTTACAGTATCCGCTTTGCTAAATAGCAATGAATTTCAATGGTCAGATGTCAATACCACTCAAAATTGGAACGCTCTAAATGCCGCAACTGTCGAGGCTAATTCTTCAAAAATAGTAAGGGTTTATCAAAATAATTTAGAACTGTGGTTTTTTAAAGAAGATATTATCCAAGTGTTTTACAATACTGGATCAGGCTCGCCCTTATTCCAAAGAAAAGAAGGTGTTTATATTGAGAAAGGTTGCGCCTCCAAATATTCAATTGCCACGATGGACAATTCATTTTTCTTTTTAGGAAACGATAGAATTGTTTATCAAACTATTGGCTACCAATTAAAGCCAATTTCAACTTTTCCTATTTCACAAGAAATAGAAACTTATACAACAATTGATGATGCAATTGGTTTTACTTATGTTCAAGACGGACACAAGTTTTATTGCCTAACCTTTCCATCAGAAGATAAGACTTGGGAATTTGATATTACAACTGAACTCTGGCACGAAAGAGAAAGCGTAAATAACCAAGGCGTTGATGGAAGATGGAGAGCCAATTGCCACGCTTATTTTGCGGGTAAAAACTTGGTGGGTGATTTCCAAACTGGGATTATTTACGAAATAGACCCTGATGTTTATACTGAAAACGGAACAGTAATTAAAAGAGAAATTATTGGAACAACAATGTTTAAAAACTTTGCAAGATTTTCTTTAAATAAGTTTGTTGTAATGATGGACACGGGAGTTGGAATTGCAACTGGACAAGGTATTAATCCACAATTAGTTGGCAGATTTTCTGACAATGGCGGCAAAAGCTATACGGATGAACTATGGCAGCCAATAGGCGCAGAAGGTTCTTTTTTAACAGAAGTCTTTTGGACAAAGATTGGCGGAAAAGCTCGTTCTTTCATTGCTAGATTAAATTATAGCGAGCCAACTAAGTTTCAAATTGTTGGGGCTTTTGTGGAGGTTGAATCAGAAGATGATTAATTTACCAAATGTTCAACAACCAATTGTGGAAGAAAATAATATTGTAAAACCCGAATGGAATACTTTTTTTCAGCAAATAAAAACAACAATAAAAACTGATTTATTAGTTGATATTGGAGTACCAAATGCAGGGCAACCTTTAGCAAAAGAAAATGGCGAGATTGATTCAGTTTGGTTTTCATTTTTTGAGAAAAGCTACAAAACAACTGGTGCAACTTTTGGTTTACCATCAGCGCAAGAAAAGCTAGGGAAAAATTGGAATAATTTTTTTCAAAGCATGTATCAAGAGTTAAAATAATTGTTGAATATTTATTTAAAACATCAATAATGATTATTATTTCTTGAGTAAATGTAAATTACACTAAACATTTATATATTTATGAGAGGATTATCAAGTCTTTACAAAGGTTTGTCAGGTGTCGCCCCGACAGCTGATGACATAGAAGCAGTAAAAAAAGCAGGCGACACAATGACTGGTGCGTTGATATTAAGTGGTAGCCCAACAGAGCCTAATCAAGCTGCAACTAAATCTTATGTTGATAGCAATCTTTTATCTAATCCAGTTACTGTTCCTCAAGGAGGTACGGGTTTAACAACCTTAACAACGGCTTATGGTGTAGTATGCGCAGGAACAACAGCTAATGGATCTTTGCAAAATGCTGGTGCAGGGACTAGTGGTCAATATTTAAAATCAAATGGGGCAAGTTCATTACCAAGTTTTGCTAGTCTTGACCTAGCCACCACCACCAACCAAGGCGTTGTTTACCTTACGCCAAACAAAAATGTTATTATTAATGGCAATTTTAACATAAACCAAAGAGTTGTGAGTGGAACGGTTACCTTAACGGCAGGATCTTATGGTCATGATAGGTGGAAAGCTGGCGCCTCTGGTTGCACATATACATTTGCGACAGCAAATAATATCACAACTCTTACAATTACAGCGGGTTCTTTAATTCAAGTAGTTGAAGGAAAC